GGTATTCGTGAACTTTTGTTTGAACCATTGAGTCCTATCACTGCGTTTGTATTATCACAAAGAGTAGAAGATGTAATAGAAAACTTCGAACCAAGAGCAAGATTAGTAGGTGTGCGGGCCTTACCAGACCTAGACCGCAATTCGTATGAAATAAGTATTGAGTTTTATGTCCAGAATGCTCCTACAGAATTAATTGATACCACAGTTCTATTAGAGAGATTACGATAATGGCAGCAACACCAAAAAGACTTGACGTATCAGAATTAGATTTTGATGACATCAAAGATAACTTAAAAGTATTCCTTAAAGGACAGACCGAGTTTACAGACTACGACTTTGAAGGCTCCGGTATGAACATCCTTTTAGATGTTCTTGCGTATAATACACATTACCTTTCATTTAATGCAAACATGCTTGCAAATGAAATGTTCCTTGATAGTTCAGCATTACGTTCCTCTGTTGTATCACACGCAAAAACATTGGGGTATGTTCCACAATCTGCAAGAGCTGCAACTGCAACCGTGGAAGTTGCCTTAACAACAACTAATGCAACTGCAACAATGTCGGCCGGAACTGTTTTTAATACAACCATTGACGGGAGCTCATTTACTTTTATTAACCCAACAGAGAAAACTGCAACCAACATTGGTAACGCAGTTGTCTTTTCTAATCTTGTTATTTACGAGGGAACTTTTGTAACTTCTAGGTTTACAGTTGATACAAAAGATGTTGAACAAAGATTTTTAATAAATGATAACCGTGCAGACACTCGTACACTTACAGTTAAAGTACAGAACTCATCATCTGACTCTACTACCACCACTTACACACTTGCAGATGACATTGCTGCTGTCACATCTACCAGTAACGTTTATTTCTTGCAAGAGGTTGAGGTTGGAAAGTTTGAAGTATATTTTGGCGATGGTGTCCTTGGTAAAGGGTTATCTGACGATAATATTGTCATCTTGCAATACGTAGTATCAAATAAATCGGAGGGTAATGGTGCAACTACATTTACATCTGCTGGTGCGATTGATAGTATTACAGATGTGGGTGTTACAACTATTCAATCTTCCATTGGTGGTTCTGAGCCAGAAAGTATCGAATCAATAAAACTAAATGCACCATTAGATTACTCATCTCAGGGTAGAGCTGTAACTTCAGAGGATTATAAAACACTTGTTAGACAACTTTATGCAAACACACAAGCAGTTGCGGTGTTTGGTGGAGAGAGTGGTTCTTTTGATACAAGTCTGGGTGTGGTTGCGACACCAGAGTATGGTAAAGTTTTTATTAGTATAAAATCCACCACAGGTGAGAACCTAACTGAAACTCAAAAAGAACAGTTGAAGACAGACCTTCAACCTTTCACAGTCGCGTCTATTACTCCTGTCATTGTTGACCCAGAAACTATGTTCTTGATTTTAACATCAAACGTAAATTTTGACTCCAATGCTACAACAAAAGGTAGTGCAACAATAGAATCAAATGTTCGCACCACTATTACAAATTACAATACAGATAATCTAAACACATTCAATGGTTTGTTTAGACACTCTAATCTCGTTGGTTTAATTGACAGCACTGATTCATCTATCACCAGCAATACTCTTAGTGTGTCTCTTGCAAAACTTTTCACACCAGATACTACTCAAGCTAAATCTTATAACCTTTATTATAACAATAGACTTTTAAATCCTCACACTGAACACAACAAAGAATCTGGTGGTATCGTTGCATCCACAGGTTTTGGTATCAGTGGTCAGACAGGGTTGGAGTTCTTCTTTGATGATGATGGTGCAGGCAATCTGAGGATATATAGATTGGTTGGTGGTGTACGAACTTACTTTAATTCCACAGCAGGAACAGTTGATTATGTAAATGGAACTATATCAGTTAACTCTGTTTTCATAAACTCTGTATCTAACGTTGATGGTGCGACTGCTACTCAAATTCGTGTTACTGCAACTCCAAACTCTCTTGATATTATTCCGAAAAGAAATCAACTATTAGAGATTGATTTAGTAAACACTACGGTAACTGCTTCTGTAGATAATGCTGTTGTCGGTAATGACTCTGGTCAGGTGAGTCAAACGACAACATCCTCAGTATCGTCAACATCAGGTTATTAATAATGGCACCCTTTGATGGCAGATATTCACCAGACCTAATCAACAAGGTCAGTACGCAGATTGATGGTCAGCTTCCAGATTTCGTGGCAGATGACCATCCGATATTCTCGACCTTTCTTCAAAGTTATTACAAGTATCTGGAGTCTGGTGAACTTGTTGTATCTGCGACAATTGATAATGTACTTCTTGAACTGGAAACGACAACTCGACTTCTTGATGAAGAAGACAATAGGATTGTTCTTGAGACAGGAACAGGTACAACTGGTAAGTTTATAGTAGGTGAAACGATTACTGGTGCAACCTCTGGCGCAACGGCTGAGGTTCTTGTTGATGATTTGGGTAACACCACAAAACCTAGATTATTCATCACATCTCAACAACAGTTTATCACAGGTGAGACAATCACTGGTGGGACATCTAGTGCGACTGGCACAGTCACTAGTTATCGCGCAAGTCCTGTGCAAAATATTCAACAACTTCTTGCGTATGCGGATGTTGACAATACAATATTTGATTTTCTTGAAGAGTTCCGTAAGTCGTTTATGAATGCCATTCCTAGTAGTCTTGCTACTGGATTGGATAAAAGAAACCTGACTAAAAACATTCGTGAACTTTATCGTAGAAAAGGAACACAAGAAGGTCTAAAACTTTTTATCCGTATCCTTCTAGACCAAGAGTCAGAAATATTTTATCCCAACACTAGGATGATTCGTGCCTCTGGTGGTGATTGGGACAAACCCACAATAATTCGTGTGAGTCCTATCGGTAGTCCTGTTCATGCAGAGTTAGCGGGCCAAACCATTACGGGACAAAGTAGTGGCGCGACGGCTAGAATAGAGTCTGCTACCACATTTGTTGACCCATCAGATGCATCTACCATTGTCGAGTTTTCAGTTACATCAATTGTAGGAACATTTACAAAAGATGAAATAATACAAGGTGTATCTAGTGTTGAGGATGTTCTTTACACATATAACATAAGACAGATTGTAACAAGTTCAACTGTCACTAACGATGGTATTTTATATTCGGTTGCAGATGTGGTTGACGTTGATACCTCAACCAATATTGGTAGTGGTGATGTAACAGCAGTTGTCGGTAATGTTAGTCGAGGTTCAGTCAGTGGTGTTGTTGTCGATGATGGTGGGGCAAATTATGAGATAGGAGACGTTCTCACATTTACCGACAACTCAAATGAGGCAGGACTTGTTACCAGTGCAACTGGTAGAGTACAGATTGTTCATGGTTCTATCATCATGGAGGACGGAGACACCTTACTCCAAGAAAATAATACGAACACAGAGATAGAGTTTTTCAGATTAGTTCAAGAGGATGGCGATGACCTTTTCTTTGAGTCGGGAAACGCTGCGTCATATACAGACGGCATAAACACAGAGGCAGTTCTTGGAGATAGAGTATCATGTGAAGCGGCAATTCAAGAGACACGAGTTGATATCACAAAACGTGACAGTGACGGATTTGTTTTGGAGTCTGGTTCTGGTGATATAACAAAGGTATTTGTGCAAGACGGTGGTAGAGGATACTCTTTACTTCCCACCATTACTGTCACGTCTAAGTTTGGGACAGGAACAAAACTTCTGGCTACTACCAATGATATCGGTAGAGTAGAAGATGTAGATATATCAGTAAATGGATTTGACTATACAGAGTCACCGTTAGGTGAGTTTCGTGCAAACTTTGTTGTTAAGGATGTAACTGGTTCATTTACAGTTGGTGCTGCGCTCACAAGCCATGAAGGAACAGTTCGGTCATTTGATAGTGGAACTCAAGTTCTTGAGGTTTCTATTGAGGACAAAGTTCGTATTGATAGTGAGGGCAATACTGCCGAGGGAATAAGACTAGAGGAGTCTCTAGTCAATCCTGAGTTTGTAGGCTCTAGTGTCATACTAGACAATGATATTGTTTACGGAGAAAATTTAATATTCGAGGATGGTGATAATGCTGTGCTCGATGCGTTTGATGCGGTCACTGATTTCATTCTTCTGGAGGATGACCAAGGTGAACTTATTATGGAGTTCGCAGAGGTTCGTGCATCTCAAATTCTTCTTGAAGAAGGTGATGGCACGTTTGGTGGTATTGGTGCCGCTGGAAGTATATTAACTGAAGATGGTGACTATGTAGTTTTGGAAGATGAAGAAACTGAGTTACCATTCTCCTATGGCACACGCCATGTCAAGTTTGTTCAAGAAAGTTCTGACCCTAATATTAAGTTTGGTGTCGGTGATAATATCATTGTTGATGACCTTGTGTCCGGCGAGAGTTTAGTAACAAATGAGGATAAACTTGTTCTACTAAACGGAATAGATTCCTCTGGAACGGACGATGGCGGTGAGAATGTAATCGTTCTAGATGGCACAGATGCAAATGGTACAGACGCGGGTGATCGTTTACAGCAAGACATAGAAGATTTCGATGAGATTGTTCTTGACGGCACTGACTCAAGTAGTCTTCATCAAAACGAAAACGTAATTTTGGAAGAGACTATAGATTTCTCAAACACAACCATCTCTACTTCGGCTGGTAGTGCAACTATTGTAAACGCAGACATTGCAAAAGGCACTTTAGACTTGGGTCTTTCAGCAGAGAGGTTTGGTAGATATCCCGGCATCGAAAGTCTTATCGGTGAAGACCTCATTCGTATTCAAGATTCATATTATTATCAACAGTTTTCATATGAAGTTCAGACAGCCTCTGGTGCTTCATCTTATATTGAACCTCTAAAGAAAGCAGTTCATCCCTCTGGATTTGAGGTATTCAGTAAGGTCAAGACATCTACTGCTGTGTATGCTGGTATCGCAACACCAACGGGTGCATCTCTCGGTGATGAGTACGTTGCTGATACTAATACGTTTAGTCCGATACTTGCATCCACGTTTGAGACATTATTCGATGAGGTTAATCAAACAAGACATAAAGCATTTGGTCTTGCACCAGAACATGTTGAGTTGGAGACTGAAACTGGTGTAGGTGTTATTAGAACTGAAACTGAGTTGGACGGTGTAAAACTTAGTTTGGAGGATGGCACTCTTACAGGTGAGTATGACAAAAGAGTAATTAGAACAATTACAGCGGTGGTTCAGTCAAACCCAAATCGTGTTGGTGATAGTGCAAATGGACTGACTTTTATTAGTAACGTTATACAAGAAAGCACCTTGGGTGACACTCTTGCAATGGAGTTCGGTGCAGCTTTGGGTGTTCAAGGAACTGCTGCTGACATACTTCTTGATAACACAGCAGACATTGGACTTGCAGATGTGGGTGATAGAATACTCCTAGAAACTTCTGAAGATGTTAATAATGGTGAGGGCATAACATTTAGAGATTATGTCATTTTGAGAAATGATACTGTGGTTCAAGAGGATGGTGACAACCTACTACTGGAAACTGGATTTAATCTAAAGATTGAGGACGAAGAGGCAGGGCCACCTGTTGCAAGTGAACTGTCTGTTGCTGATGGACTTAACATTGCTGACGATCATTCTGTGATTAACATCTTGGATGAACAGAGTGACACTGGTTCAATCATGCAAGAGGATGGAACCACAGTTGCCACAACTCACGGAGATGAGTTCTTGTTAGAAGACGCAACTGCTTTGTTACGTGGTGGGAAGCTATCTGTAGAAACTCAGACAATTGCACTTGAGGATGATACATCTATAGGTAGTATGCCCACAGAAAACTTTGGTGGAGACACACGGGTTCCAAGATTTGCTAGGTCTTCTGAAATATTTGTGAGTCAGATTGGTAGACTCGTATACGAAGATGCTCTAGATGGTGGAAATGTTGAAATAATATATGAAGCAAATACAACTGACTTGAGTGGTGTAAATATTAGTGGTGAAAACATTCAGTTAGAGAACGGAACACAAGAATCCATCCTTGACGGAATCTATGGTGATGGACTCTTCCAAGGATTTGATGCAACTGTTGAAGGATTTGATACTACAGCACACACATTTGATATGACAACACCACAATGATTTGTTATAAATAATAGTAAGAAAAGGAATAGAAGATGGCATTTCAATCAATTGGTTTAGGTTCCACTGCTGATGACGGCACCGGCGATACAATTCGTGTGGGTGGTGATAAGATAAATGACAACTTTACAGAGATTTATACTTTACTAGGAACTGGGACAGCATTAACATCTGGTCTTAGTGCGACATCCTCTGTAGTCACTCTTGCTGGGCCATCTATTACAGGCGTTGCGTCATTTGCAGATGGTAGTGCATCTGCTCCATCAATTACAAACACGGGTGATACAAATACTGGTGTATTCTTTAGTGCAGCAGATGAAGTTGCAATCACCACAGGTGGAACACAAAGATTTAAAGTCACTGCTAGTGGTATCGAAATTGCAGACGGTGGTAACATTGGCTCTGCATCAGACACAGACGCCATGTCGATCTCCTCTGGAGGTGTTGTGGCATTTAGTGCTAGTTTACAAGTAAAGAACGGTGCAACCTCTGCCGGTTTTATAGAATTCTTTGAAGACAGTGATAACGGAACAAACAAAGCAACTTTGATTGGCCCTGCGTCAACAGCAGATGTAACTCTTACTTTACCAGCGGTAACCGACACTGTTGCGGTGGTAGGAGATGTTATAGCATTAGGAATCGCTCTAGGGTAATGATATAAATACTCTCAATATGGAGAAAAATAAATGGCTAATACTTTTAAAGTCTTTACAATCGCAAACGTTGCCATAGACAGCGGTACTTTTAGCACGATATATACCGTTGCTGGTTCAACGACAGGAATTGTTCTTGGTCTAAACATCTGTAACAAAGATGCCACTGATAGAGACGTTACAGTTAAAATTTCAAGTAACACTGGTAATAGAACAGGTAATAATGATGCTGCTAACGTGGACGTTACACTACTCAATGAAGTTGCCGTTCCAGCAGACTCAACACTTGAAGTCTTTGGTGGACAGAAACTTGTCTTGGAAGCAACTGATGTTCTAACGATAGGTGCATCTGCTGGTAGTGTTTTGGATGCAACGTTGAGTGTGTTGGAGATAACCTAATGCCTTACTTTGGTACAGTGCCATCTACTGCTAGTTTTATAAAGCAAGAGAAAGACCCTCTTTCAAGAAGGCCGGGTACAGATACAATCTGGGTTCCCGCTGGAGCAATGCGACCAACTGTATCAAATGGTTGTGCAAACATAACAGATGTAGAAACAACTGCCGGCCGTCCAGACATGCAAGTTCTAGATTTTGATGCAAGTTCTGATGAACATGCACAGTTCTCCATTGCGTTCCCCAAGAGTTGGAATGAGGGAACGATTACATTTCAAGTATATTGGACTACAACCGCAACCGATACTGATGGTGTTGCTTGGGGATTACAGGGTGTTGCAGTTTCAGATAATGATACAATTGATGTCACGTATGGCACCGCTGTTGTAGTAACAGATGATGCGTTAAGTGCTGCAGAAGACCAGTGTGTGACAGCGGAGAGTGGTGCTGTTACTATTGGTGGAACCCCTGCCGTTAATGACATCTGTTACTTTAGAATTTTTAGAGATGTCTCAGATTCTAATGATGATATGACAGAGGATGCGAGACTTATTGGTGTAAAGATATTCTTTACTACTGATGCAGCGAATGACGCATAAATAAAGATAGGTTAAAGGAATAAAAAAATGACCGCAATCATAACAGAAAAATTTAGATTACATAACGCTACTCAGTTTTTCGAGTCATTCTCTGAGGCAGCAGCAAACAAATATTACATGCTTATTGGTAAGGCAACACCATTTACTGCTGCAACCAGTGGTGGCACAGACTCCTCTCCACCAACTCCTGTTGATGATGTATCCAGTGAGTTTTATATTTGGGATCAAACAATCGCAGGGAAGAATATAGCATCGACCGATATCTCGCGTGTTCTTCCTCGTAGAGATTGGGCTAACTCCACAACATTTGACATGTATGATGATACGATTAGTTCATCAAACACAACAACATCTGGAGCAACAAACCTTTATGACTCAACCTTTTTCTTCAGAACTTCAGATAATAGAGTGTACAAGGTTCTAGATAATAACGGAGGAACTGCTTACTCTGGTTCAGAACCAACCTCTGAGTCCACATCTCCTTTTGCATCTGGTGGATACATTCTAAAGTACATGTATAAAATAACCGCGTCTGAACAGACAAAGTTTTTGACAACTGATTTCATGCCTGTCTCCACAGATAGCACTGTAAGTGCAGCCGCGACAGATGGTAAGATTGAATCACTGGTTGTCACTGGTGGGTCTGGATATACCAACGGGACATACTATGCCGCAGTCTACGGCGACGGTGCGAATGCAGGAACATCTTCTGGTGCAGTCATAAGAATCACCGTTGCATCAAACGCGATACAATCCTTTGGTCTTACTGCTGGAACTGACACAACAATCAACTCAGGTGGTTCTGGATACACATTTGGAACAGTTAATCTTGGAAGTGGATTTACATTCTCTGATGCATCACTGTCGTCTGCCTCTGCAATGGGTGGCTCTGGTGGTTCTATTCGTGTTATCATTAGTCCGAAAGAGGGACATGGTAATGATGCAGTAGCAGAACTCGGTGGACACTATGTCATGATGAATACATTGTTTATTGGTGCAGAGCGTGACGACCTTCTCACAGGAAACGATTTCCGTAACATTGCAATCGCAGTTGACCCAACAACCTTTGGAACATCAACAGTTGCAACAGACAGCACCATTCGTCAGACGTATGCTTTGAAACTTGCTAGCAGTGGACTTAGTGGAACATTTACAGCGGATGAAAAGATTACACAGGCATCGACAGGTGCGGTTGGTAAAGTTGTTGAGTGGGATTCAAGTTTGAGTATTCTCTACTACCAACAGGAACGTTATGGTGACTTTGGAACTGTTTCATCTTCTGGTGCTTACATAGCATTTAGTGGTGCAAACGCGGTGACGGGTGCAGACTCCTCTGCGACAGGAACACCTGATGCGGATGCAGATAGTGCGGTCACTCTCGCAAACGGACAGTCAATCACATTTACAAATGGTTACGCGAATCCAGAACTGGAACCAGATAGTGGTAACATCATATATAATGAGAATAGGTCACCCATCTCTCGCGCAACAGACCAAACAGAAGATATCAAAATTATAGTGGAATTCTAATATGGCACAAAAAACTAATCTCAACTCTGCTCCTTACTACGATGATTTTGATAAGGACAAAAATTTTGTTCGAACGTTGTTCCGGCCCGGCTTTGCAATTCAGGCAAGAGAACTCACCCAACTTCAAAGTCAGTTACAGCATCAGATTGAAATACATGGCACTCACATATTTAAAGAGGGTGCGATGGTTGTGCCGGGCGGGGATCAACCTTTAGCTCAGAGAACACTAAAACTCGCGAGTCAATTTGCTAGTGAAAATGTGGACCCATCAAAATATTATAACGCAACGACACCTGTTGTTATTACGGGTGCAACCACTGGTGTGAAGGCAGAGGTGGTTGGATTTCAGGCAGCGACCACAACTGAACAGCCACTTTTACTTGTTAATTATATTCAAGCAGGGACAGATAATGCAACAGTAGTTTTTGCTGATGGAGAAAACATTTCTGCTGATGTTGCAATTCAACACTCCTCAATATCATACTCTGCTAATGTTGCATCTTCAACTACGTTTACTGCGACATCCACAGACCAAACAAGTGCCACTGGACCTGCTGCGCGAAAAGGTCAAGCATACTTTATCAATGCTGGTGTTTTTTACGTTAGAGGATTTTTTGTAGCAAACGCAGAGCAAACACTTCTTCTTGAACCATATAGTCAGGACTTTACTGGGTTCGTTGGTTTTGATGTCACGGAAACTCTTGTCACACCTGAGACTGATAGCACACTTTTGGACAACGCACAGGGTTCATCAAACTTTGCGGCAAAGGGAGCACATCGTCTTCAAATTACCCTAACTCTTGCTAAAAAAACAACGGCAACTGCGTCAAACTTTATTCAACTGGCAGAGTATAGGGAAGGTGTTATTGTTGCTAGAGGTAGACAAACAGAGTATAATCTTTTAGCTGATGAATTTGCTAGACGAACATTTGATGAGTCTGGTAACTATACAGTTCGTCCACTTCAAATTACCGTTGAGGAAAGTGTGACTGTAAATGAAAATGTTGGTAGGTTTGCTGTTGGAGCAACTACGAATGATGGTAATACAGCAAGTTCAGATTTACTTGCAGTAAAGGTATCATCTGGTAAAGCATATGTCAATGGTTATGAAATAGAAAAAGATGGTCTTACAATAAAAGACCTTAACAAAGCTAGAGACTTTGAAACAAAAAATTCAGATATTTCAATATTTGATACTGGAAACTTTAGTTTAATTACAAACGTATATGGCACACCAGATATTTCAGATATCTCTAGTGAGACAACTCCATTTAAAGAACTGGAATTTTATGATACACCAACCTCGTCAAGAGGAACCGCATCCGGCACTTTGATTGGTGTCGGTCGAGCTCGGTCTATGCAATATCAAGCTGGTGTTGCGGGGTCAACCTCATCAAACAACACTTCGGTGTATAGACTATATCTATTTGATATAAGACCATTTACCGTTCTTACTTTAAGTGATACACCAAGTCCACTGTTGACAGCAACCCATACGAATGGTGTTCAAGTTAAGGGTGTTACTAGTGGTGCCACAGGATTTGTATTTGCAGATGGCACAAGCGGTACAAACGTAAATCTTACAAATGTTATTGGGTCATTTAGGGTGGGTGAAAAAATCACTGCATCTGATTCTGCTGAGTCAGACGATATAGTAGAAAACTCTGGTAACACGGACCTTACTATTAGCACAGTGGTTACTAAATCCTTTGCTCTCTTCCGACAGGTCTTTATGAATGACCCAACAAATGCAGATGAAGACTTCACTGCTGATTTGGTTACGGAAGCAGTGACAGCACCGGACTTTGTTCTTCTTGAGGACAGTGCTAGTCGAGCTGAAGGTTCTATCGTTCTTGAGGAAGACAACTCAACAGTTGTATCTCTTGAAAGAGTTGAGAGTGCAAAACTAAAAGACCCTGAGAAGAACGTTGCTATATTTAAACCATCTAGGAATTTTATAAAAACACATTTAACAACCGCTAATGCCGGGGCGAGTGATACATCCTTTACGATTAGGAGACAGTTCATAGGGACTACCGATGCATCAGGTGTCGTATCATTTACTGCTGGTACAGGCGAAACTTTTAACGGATTCACTGAGGCAGATTTTACTCTATCAGTTCTGGATATTGGTAGTGGTGGTACTCATGCTGACGGTGATATTGTAAGTATTGATGGTAAAATTAGTGGTGCGGGAACATCTCAGATAACAATCACTGATTCTGCGTTTAATGCATCAAAGGTAAAACTTCTCGCAACGACAACAAAAACTTCCGTCACTCAAAAGAACAAGACTGTGCAGTTGATGAAACAGGTAAAAGTTGTCGCTGGAGATACAGACGCATATGGAACAAGACCAACTGATAAGGATATTTCACTTGGACGCGCAGATGCTTTTAAACTTGTTGCGGTATTTGACTCAGAGGATAGCTCTACAGATGCCTCTGCACCAACTCTAACTCTAGGAACAATCACTGGGACGTTTACCAGAGGTGAAAAGATTACGGGTTCTGCTAGTGGTGCAACAGGAAGAATTATTGATATCACATCTCCCATGAGTTATGTCTTGACAAGTGCTGGTGACTTTACTACCTCAGACACAATCACTGGTGAGTCCTCTAGTGCAAGTGCTGATGTTTCTGCTGTAACTAGTGGAAGTATCGTTATCACATCCAACTTCCTTCTTGATACAGGTATGCGTGATAACTTCTACGACATATCTCGTATAGTTAGAAAGGGAAGTGCGCCAAGTCCTCAAGGTCGTCTGTTAGTCGTTTATGATTATATGGAACATGGGTCAGGTGATTTAATGACTGTTGACTCATATACTGATGTCGCAAATCAAATGGATTATGAAGATATTCCAACTTACACTGCTAGTAAAGTTGACCCAGATGATCCTGAGCCAGTGGGCGAATTTCCTCTTTTCGAAACATATGATTTCCGTCCAAGAATTGCTGATATTGCTGGGGCTAGTTCTACATTGTCCACCGTGGATGAGATAACAGGAAACTCCTTTGATTTTAGGTCTAGAGTGTTTAGTGGGACGGGATCATCATTCTCAAATTTCGGTAAACCCGCATCAAATATTCAATCAGACTTTGAATATTTTCTTGCAAAAAGAGCATCTGTTTTTCTAGATGATAGAGGCCGGATAGTTATTCGCGAGGGGACATCTTCAGAGTATCCAAAATTACCTACTCCAATTAACAACGCGATGAAACTTGCTGATTTATCTTTACCACCATTTACGTTTAGACCTCAAGATGTTGATATAGTCAGAGAGCAAACTCAAAGATTTACGATGCGTGATATTGGTAGGATTGAGGAGAGACTTACACAAGTTGAAAAAGTTACAACACTTTCGTTACTTGAGAAAGATGCACAGTCATTTGAAACTACAGATGCAAATGGACTAACCAGATTTAAATCTGGTTTTGTTGTTGATAATTTTAGAGGACACTCAGTTGGTGACTCTAAGCATCCAGATTATAAAAACTCCATGAATTTTGAAAGAGGTGAGTTGCGTCCTATTCATAAAACAAAAGGTATTGATCTTATTGAGCAAGCAACGACAGACGCGGCAAGAACTTTGGCCGGTTACCAAAAAACAGGTGACCTTTTGACACTTCCATACACAGAGGAAGTGTTGGCAGAAAATCCTTTTGCCACTAGCGTTGAGAGGATTTCCTCAAGCGTGCTTTCTAGTTGGCAAGGTCAAATATTACTTGATCCAGACCAAGACT